GTTGCTTACTTCAATTGTCACTTCCTTTAGTGTCTGTATGGCTGACCCAAACATCGTCAATGTCGCGTCGCTGTACAGATATGCCGGCCTTGAGTCTCTTGTGACTGCGGTCGATGCTCCGGAAGTATAGTAGGCTGTCTGCCCTATGTAGTCGGCGTCTATTGTCGCCTTCTCCCCGTTTGCAACGGTCAGTGTCGCGGTGTTCACTATGCATCCTTTTATGGTTCTTATGAAGTTCCTTCCTGTTCCAACTGCCAGTTTTGAATCCTCGATTCCGAAACTGAATGCCGGGTTGAATGCTCCCGATACGAATGCACTCTGCCTCACGTCCGTTCCAATGGATGTTATCGTATTGGTATAGGCAGCAGCTGCTGATCCCACCGTCACCGATCCTATTGCATATGCAAGGAGTCTTATATCCTGCGCATTTGCCTTGATTGTTCCGGTCACGTCTCTCTGTCCGAGTTCGAAATCTGCAAAAGTTCGGCTTCCTGTTCCGAAGTATCTCACCTCATTTTTGTTCTCGTTCTCGTCGATTGTGTGGCTTTGCACCTGTCCCATCCAGAATGAACTTCCAGCCATAACTGTCGCATAGGTTCCACTCTCATGTATTCCTATCACCTTGTTCTGGTCGCCCAAATATCTTGCCATCTTTTACCTCCTTATCATGAAAAACTGTAAAATTTATATGTAACTTCTATTATTCTGCTCTTTGGATTCCCGTCACCGTCCTCATCAACATTAACCGCACTTGTCTGAGCAAAGTCATGTATATCTGATTCGATGCTTCCGTTTGTTGTTATCTGTATTTGTCTTAGTCTGTTAAAAACTGATTGATATAATTGGTCCTTTTCTTTTTGGTTCCTCGCCCATATTCTTATCTCGAGGGTTATCTGCATGTCCATTTGGTCAGTCCCCATGCCTGCCCTTCTTGCCTCGAAGTTGTTGGCCTTAATTGTCAGTATTGGGTACTCCACTTTTTTCTGTGGATAAGAAGTCATCACCCATGACGATCCCGCGCTTCGGGTTCCTGCTATCGGGTCTGTTATATTCGTCGAGAGATCATTCTTTATGAAAAAGATTAAATCTCTCAAAAAAGTTGCACTTTCTATTGCCATTTTTCCTCGCTTGGATTGTTTGTACTCGCTTGTACATTAACGTTAATTTAACGTTGTTTAAATAGTTTGATTATTATGTTATATATTGTTTATTCTTTCCTGGATTATGTCCCTGCATTTTTGTTTGTTCCTGTATTTGGCATTTGTGAAGTGTGCCCTTGGTGAAAGGTGAAATCCCGTTCCGTATTCAAGATATGGGGCATATTTTATATTAGAGAATATCGTTACCTGCTCGCTATCTGCAGAGAAAGATACACTATTTAGAAATCTTCCAGTATCAACACTTACATGTTCGGTCCCGATAATATGCACTGCACTTTCCTTGCGCCCCGCTATTGATTGCTTGACTTCACTTTCCATTGTCGCGCCGACCTTGATCATCGCCTTCTGTATTTCTTCCTTTGTGTGGTTTAATTTTTCATTTAACACGCCGATTGCCTCAACTATACCCTTGACACTCACTAAAATTCTCACACTCATGCCCCTGACTCCCCGATTATTGATCCTGTGGTTAATAGCCTGATATAAACTCTCTTGTAAATATCTGTCCCGGCATAGTTTGTGTTTATTGTGCCATCAGATAAAAGAGAATATTTTGATCCAATTGGACTTCCAACTTGGAACTTGACTTGCATTACGCTTCCCGTTGAGAGGGCTATGCTTCCGTGAATGTACAGTTTTTTATCTCCATTTAACAATCTTCCTTGCTGTATTAAGATAGAATCGTCAGAACTTGTTCCTATTGGAAGGACTATCCCACTAAGCCAAAGTGTTCCGGATGTAGTCAATGTTGTGTCGTCATCCCAAACTGATCCCACTGTCTGGTTGAAGTATGTTATCTTGATCTTTTGACCTGCCTTGTTAAGAATCCTCTGGAATCCTGTAGCGAACCTGGTTGCTGTCAACTTAGGCTCCTGGCGAATCTCCTTTTCATTCCGAGCGCCTTCAATTTTTCTTCAGCATTTTTTCTGAGTCTCTGTATTGCCCCAATGCTCGACTCACTGATTGAAAGGTCGGATATCCTTATGTCCGCAGAGTTTCCCTCAGCAACGCTGGCCTCCATTGCATCGGCCTTTGCGAATTCAAGTATAGCCGGCGCAAACTGTGGACTTATTGAGTTTGATCCGATTGTCTGGCCCGTGTAATTCTGCACATGTATTCTGGCCATGTCTACGATTTCAACCATGTTTCCGCTGACTCCTGTAGGAAGATTGTCAAAGCTCTTGACTATGTGGTTGGCAATGCTCCCAATAGTATCGAGTGCCATTATACGTATCCTATGTTTATTTGGGTTCCAGATTTACCACTTCCAAGTCCGCTTCCGACCAATCTTAGTGGTCCGAATATTGGGAAGCTTGTCCATACTCCTGCTCCGCCTGTCCCACTCAAATTTGTGTTTTGTGTAGTTCTTGCGGATGCCATTGGGAGATATGCTGATGTTGAAGAAATCATCTCAGTTGCCGTTCCGCTGATCAGTTGCCAGATTATCTCGTTCGTACCCGAGATCATCAAAAACACGCTTCCAGTTGCGTTGTAGTTATTTCCAAGCACTTGCACAACCCTAAGTTCACCGTTCAAATCATGCGAACTGAATATGTCTATTATTCCGCTCGCGGTCCCGGTAGATGCCAGAAGTTCGGCTCCCTGAAAAGAGTACCTCTTAACCCTGTTATCTCTAACCATTTAATCCTCCTTTTAAGAATTCATTATTTAAAATATGTTTTTTCATTTTCCTTATCGAGTTTCCTCTTGCTCTTCGGCGTTTATGGTACTGATCCTAACTTATACCAGGTGCTTCCGTTTGCAGTTTTGTTTATATAGACCTTACCATTTGTCCAGTCTATTGCAAGTCCACTTTGGTCTATTCCGACCAGCATGTTATTTGGACTATGGTTTACATATGTGATTGTGGGCCCTGTTGGTCCTACAAGTCCTCCAGTCATTCCGTCGACCGTTCCTCTTACTAAACTTCCTGTATTTTCTATTGCCATGTTTCCTCCAATATGAATTTTAAGTCCTAAGACTGTTAGTTTTATAAAAAATAAAATAAAAACTAACAAAAATTAAAAATTAACTTGTGGTAATTATCGCTGCGGCTTTTGCCCTCAATAGTTTAACATCAATTCTCTGAGTCACTACTGCCCCCTGCATGTCATATGTAGGAAGATCGAAGTTCTCGATTGTGATGTCCCTCTTGATTGCAATTCCGTATGCCTGAGATCTGTCAATCAGATATGCATACTTTGCATATGTGCTTGATGGTGCGGCGTTTGTTGAGAATCTTACAACATTCCATCCGTAGATGATGCCCAAGAATCCTCTTGTCAGCATTTCTGTGTTTCCGGCCTTGTTTGCCTCGACAAATGTGTCAACATTTCTAAGATCCTGAAGCACTTCATTCCCTACGATTAAGTCTGTTGGAGTGTAATCATAGTTCTCGATTCCAAGTGCTGCTGTTGTAAGGTTTGCAATAGTGATTGCTGCTCCTCCCCCCACTGATGTGGTTGCGCTATCAAGCGCAGTTAGGATAAGTTCAGTCTCTTTCTCTGCAAATCTCTTTCCTGCAAGCCGAATGTTCCTCTGTAGAAGTTCAAACTGTGAGTCTTCCATCATTTCGCGTGTAATTCTGATTGCTACACCATATTTCACGGGAGTGAATGTCACACCCTCATATGCCCCTGTATCCATTGGAACCTCTGCACCCTCTCCGACGATTCTTACATCGAGCGCATTTGGCGTCTCCAAATCCGTTGTGAATGAAGATCCCTTTATTTGGGCTGGTCCCCAAACATATGCGGCAAGTTCTCTTGGAAGAAGTGTTTTATCTACTTCCTCAATCAAAGGCTCCATTATCAATTTTGGAATCAATAATGTCCCTGCGGTTCCAAGGTCTGTGTCAATGTATTCCTTTATTCTTTTCATTTCTGCCATTTTAAATGTTCAAATGAGCAATACAGTACAGATTGGTTCCACTTGCGCCTGCTGATAGGGCTCTTCCGATTGGTGTCGAAGCTTTAGTGTATGCATATAGCCCTGCTGGAACTACTCCAGACGTTAATGTCTGTACACTATACGCGTTGACTGCCTCAAGGATTGTGCCCTCTATTACAGATCCTCCACATTTCACGATATAGGCTCCCCTTGTTGCGATTGTCCCATATGCCCCAGATGATATGTCAGCAATGGCTATTCCATTGATCTGATGAACTCCTGACGCAAATGAATCACTTACAACTGCGAATTCTATGTCGCTTGCCACGAAGCTGTTAGCCCCCGATGTTACTGGATTGTTTCCTGCTCCAGAACAAACTACGAATTGGCCTCCTGAGATATTCTCTCTTGCCTTTCCTGTGATTGTTCTCGGACATTCCCCATCAAATAATACGGCTACTCCGAGTTCGTTTGTAGATGTCATGCTCTAACTAATGTGAAAGAACCGCCTCTCAAACTACCTCTTCCCTCGACGATATTTCGCCCAGGTGTTCTTTCCTCCTCAACCTCGACGAGTCCCTTGGTAGACGGTTTGATTTCCTTCAAAGATTTGATCTCTGCTTCCATTGATTCCATCTTT